ACGTTATTAAAAATGGTAAGAGTTTACTTATCATTGCAGATGTTGACCAACAAGTGGTTTCCGCGCTGGCCATGAACAAATCTAAAGGCAATATAAAAGTCAACATCATAGATGCACCAGTATACGGAATCAGCAAAAAAGACGTATTATCCGATCTATGTGCTGTGACTGGTGCTACACTTATTAACGAAGACCTAGGTGATGATATGGACATTATACAGCCTGAACATTTGGGTTCATGTATTAAATCTGTAACTAACCACGAGGAAACAATATTACAAGTTGATTTAACTGACAATACTGAAGTTAAGGAAACTATTGCTTTGTTAGAAAAGAATATAAAAGAAACTAAAAACCCTAATATTATTATTAGACTAGAGAAACGATTAGCTAAATTAAAAGCTAAAGTTGCTACAGTTAAAGTTGGGGCTAACTCTGAGATAGAATTAAAAGAGAAGAGGGATAGAGTTGAAGATGCTATTTGTGCTACAAAAGCCGCGATTAAAGAAGGTATAGTGCCAGGTGGCGGTATAGCTTTATTAAATGCTAGCTTTAATTTAAAACCAACCTGTATAGGAGAGGAAGTATTATACCAAGCTATAAGAAAACCTTACGAATTAATATTAAAAAATGCAGGGGTTGAAGAATTAAAAAAGCTTGAAGAAGGTAAAGGATTAGACGTGGTTACAGGAAATACGGTGGATATGGTAAAAGCCGGAATTATAGATCCTTTGTTGGTTACTAAGAGTGCATTAGCTAACGCGGCTTCAGTAGCTACAACTATATTATCAACTGATTGTGTAATCAACAACGTGAGAGTATGAAAGCAATAGGTAAGTTTATAGTTATAGATCCTATCAAGGAAGTTGATACGACTACAAAAGGAGGTTTAATTCTAGCTGAAAAGCAAAGAGAAGATATAAGATACAGAAGAGCTAAGGTTGTAGAATCTGGCTCTGAAGTATTAGTATTAAAAAAAGGTGATGAAGTTTATTATGACAAAGCAGCTGGTTTTAATATTGAGATAAACAAAGAAGAATACAAAGTTATTAAAGAGTTTGATGTAGTTATTGTATTATGAGAAAACTAAGTTCTAGTGATTTAAAAGAGCTAGGTTTACTTAAACACTATAGAATAATTAGAAAGTGGGCTTGTAAAACTAATGACTTGAATGACGCAGATTTAGAACTATTAATATATCTTGATGCTATAGATATGTTTACTAAAGATGATTTTATAAAAGGTACGTACTCATTTAGCTGGGATAACAGGCGCTGGAACAGATTATTGAAACAAGGGTGGATCGTAGTGTGGAGAAAAAGAAACCACACCACTCAAAAATATCACATATATAAAGTTTCCTTTAAGTGCAAACAGCTAATAAGTCGCATGTACCGTATTATGCTAGGCGAAGAAGATATGCCTACAACTAAATTAGAAAAAAGTAATAGATATAGCTTTAAAGTAATTACTAAGTCTATAGACTATGTTAATAAAGATAAAACAAGATAACATGAATAAATATGAAACGCCTATTAACATGGGCATTGTAGAAAATACTCCTCAGCCAAGCGTTAATCCTATAACGGGGCAGCTAGAGTATGCAGGAACTATACCAAACAGAGCTGGTGCGCCAAATAGATCAATGAATGATCTCACAGCAATAAACTCTAGTTACCCATTAGATCCAAACAAAATACCAGCATCACAAGGAACTATGACTGCTAAATTTGGTTCAATAGCTAAATATATGAATGACCCAATTAAAAAAATGGATCCAAATTATAATGGTGTGCCAGGCGTGCAGACAGAAGATTTTGAACAATTTAAAAATAAATAATTATGCCAAGTTACGGAGAAAAACAAAAATCAGCAGGTGTAGATATTAGCAAAGCTAATAAACCTGTAGGTGAAAGAAAAATGGTTTCTAAAAATATGGCCATTAAAACTACATTAAAAATTGACAATTGCGAGTACAAAGGAAACCCAGTGTTAAACGCAAACAAGTAATTACCATGGAAGATTTGAAGTTGTATTTGCTAAATGCTTCTTCATTTGCTTTAGCCACGTTAAATTGGGTAGAGCCGATGTTAGAAATATTACTACTTAGCTTAACAATAGGTTATACTGTACATAAATGGGCATTATTACATAGAAAAAAATAATATGGAAGAATATGACAAAAACAAGCATGGCAGTTATAGAAATTACCAAAAAGCTAAAATAAAAGAATCTAGCGATAGAATACAAGCTGATAAGCAGAAAAAATATGATACCAAAGCTAAAGCTAAATCTATATCAGCAGGTAAAAATAAAAAAATTCAAGAAGATATAAATCTTACTAAAAAAGTAAAAAAAGAAATAAAAAAAGATGAATCTTCAAGTAAAGATACTAAAAAGAAAAGTAAAAAGATTTTAAATAAAGCTAAGAAAATATATAAAAACTCTAAAACAACTAAAAATAAAGAACTATATTCATTAAGGTACGAAGAAGCTAAATTAAAATATAATACTAATTTAGAAAATGGTAAAAATAGAGTTGGTATTGGTAAAGATGGTGTAGATTCTCAAATAGACACAAGCGACCCAACAAATATTATGTTTAATCAAACACCAATAGCTTTTAAAAGCACTTTTTCTAGTAAAAATCCAATAACAAAACTTTACTCAAAATGAGAAGTATAAATGAAATTATAATACATTGCTCTGCTACTAGAGAAGGACAAGAAATACCTGTAGAAACTATTAAAAAATGGCATACTGAAGGTAGAGGCTGGACAGACATAGGCTACCATTTTTATATAGAACTTGACGGCACCATTAAAAAAGGTAGAGATATAGATAAAACAGGAGCTCATTGTAAGGGGCACAATAGAAATTCAATAGGTGTGTGTTATTGCGGAGGCGTAGAGGCTGACGGTAAGACACCAAAGGATACTAGAACAGAAGTACAAAAAGAAAGCTTGTTACACGTCCTTAAAACGTTAATGGCGATGTATCCGCTTGCTACTATTTATTCACATAATGAGTTTGCTAATAAAGCATGCCCATCATTTGACGCGACTAAAGAATATGAAAATCTCTGAAAACACCGAGTTTAAAATTGATATAAAAACTGTAATTGGCATAATAATGTTTACTACCACGATAGTAGGTATGTATTATACTTTACAAGAAGACATAGCAGAAGCTAAAACTTTACCACCAGTTGAAGTATCTCGTTTAGAGTATGAGCTAAAAGAAAAGTGGAATGAGAAAATGATTATGCAGTTAAAAGATCAAGTAGAAATGCTTGAAAAAACTCAAGATATATTAAAAGAAGAAGTTAGCATAACCGCTGGTATGATTAAAGATGGTACAGAGGCTGATGGTAAATTAGAAGAGCTTAATAGGCAACTAGAACAACTACAAAACAAAAAACCTAGTACTAGAGTTATAGTAAAAGAGATTAAAGTGGATAAAAAAGGTAGAAAATTATAAATTATGGCAAGTAAAAGAAAATCAAAGAAAAAAAATCCTTGTTGGAAAGGTTATGAAGCTATAGGTATGAAGAAAAAAAATGGTAAAAAAGTGCCTAACTGTGTACCTGTTAAAGGGAAAAAGAAAAAATAATGGCAATAAGAAAAACTACAAAAGGTAAAGGACGTAATTTTAGAAGCACAAAAGAAGGTGCAGGTATGACTGCTAAAGGTGTTAAAGAATATAGAAAGAAAAACCCTGGCAGCAAATTAAAAACAGCCGTAACCAAATGTGATGTAAAAGTGGGTACTAAAGCTTACAAAAGACAAAAAGCATTTTGTAGCAGATCAAAAAGCTGGGATGGCGAAAGAGGTAGAGCAGCTAGAAAAAGATGGTGTTGTTCTAGATTTTAAATTTATTATTATGAAAGACAAAGGATTAGGAGATACAATAGCTAGATTTACAAAAGCTTCAGGTATAAAAAAATTAGCTGATTCAATACCAGGTGGCTGTGGATGCAAAAATAGGCAAAATATATTAAACGATTATTTTCCATATAAGCAAAAAAAAGATGGCGTTTAAGTTAAAAGCACCTTATAAAACTAATATAACTCCGGTTTATCACGTAGACGAGGAAGAAGGTGTTTTAGGTAGAGCCAATAATAATGGTACTATAACTGTCAATAATAAAGTTAAAAACCCTGAACAACTTAAAGAAATTATAAGTCATGAAGAAGTTCATGTCGAACAGTTTAAAAAATTTGAAAAATCTAAAGGAAAAAAAGGTTTAGATTATAATGACAAATACATCACGTGGAACGGTAACAAATACCCACGTAAAAACGGAAAAATAAAATATAATGGTAAGTGGATTGCTGAAGGATCTAAAACATTTCCTTGGGAGAAAGAAGCTTATTCAAAAGAAAAGAAACAAAAATAAAACAAATATTATGCCTTATCCAAAAAAAGCACCAACAGCAAAAATGAATCAACAAGCAAAAGACGATCTAAAGTATATGCCAGTGGATGATAAAGCTGCAACAATGAAAAAAGGTCCTATTTATAAAACAGATGCTCGTGTAGCTAGAGACTATGCTGCTAATGCTGCTTACGATGCTGAGCATGGCTATAAAAAAGAAGCTAAGTTTGAAAAGAAAAAATTAATGCACGTTGTAAATAGAATTTCTTGTCAAAGAAGTAAGTAATGGCGTTTAAAATGAGTCCAATAGGTAAAAAGAAATGTTCTTATAGTCCTATGCAGAAAAAAGGTTTAATATCACCCGTAACAAAATCTTATTACGGTGGTGGAGAAGACACTAAGGTTACTGTGACTAAAACGCCAACAGCTACTGGCTTTAATGAAGAAACCAAAGAAGTTAAAACTGTAACTCCTTTTGCTAATAAGCCTAAAGTCTCTATGAAGGAAGCTTATAAAAATCGTGACAAGAAAGCTTATGGCAACTTAAGTTTTCCAGAATACGAAAAAGAAGCTTTATCACAGTTGAAACCAACAGTTACTACCAATATTACTAATAGAAATGTTGAAAACAAAAAGGAAGAACAACCTAATACAAAGCAAGAAATAGATTACTCATATTTAGATGGCCTTGCTCGAACTCACGGTTATAAAGCTGGAGATGGTATGCTATACGGGACTGAAATAAGTTCTACAGTTGGAAGCACTTTAAGAGGTGGTGAAGATCCAATGTCGAGACAAATGACTAAATTAGAAGCTGATTATCTTAATAAAAAATTTGGTAAAACAATATATGGAGGACCAATGTCTTATTTGGACAAAAATAAAAAAAATAAAAATATTACAAAACCTACAGTTAATAGTGTTATTACAGCTTCATTTTAATGGAAAAGAAAACTTTTAAAGAAACAAAAATAGGAGCCTTTTTGTCAAGTAAAGCTCCTAAGGTATTACAAGCTCTTGGAGACGTATTACCTAACCAAGGTACACTAGGTGTAGTAAAAAATCTTATAACAAGTGATAATAAGATTAAGGCAGTTGATAAAGAGCAAGCTATGAAACTTATAGAGCAGGACATAGCTGAAATGAAAGAAGTATCTAGTAGGTGGAGAGCTGATATGAAGTCTGATTCGTGGTTAAGTAAAAACACAAGACCGCTAGCTTTGGTATTTCTAACAGCATCAGCTGTTTTTATGATGGCTGTAGATTCTTTTCATTTGCAATTTGATGTGGATGATGCTTGGATAAACTTATTAAAAACTTTACTGGTAACAGTATATGTAGCGTACTTTGGTTCTAGAGGCGCAGAAAAAATAACAAAAATAAATAAATAAAAATGGCAACATATAATGTTTACGAATATGACATAGCTGGTGCTGTAGGTCAAATGCAAGCTGAGCCAAGAGTTTTTGCTCACAGCGCTAAGTCAGTAACTATACCTACCGGAGCAACGGCTGAAGAAAAAATATTCACTAGTGATAATGTTCCAGCTTCACTTCCGTCTGGTGACGATGTACAGTACACCACAATAAAAAGAGGAGCTTGCTTATATGTAGGCAACACTGGAAATGTTAAAGTAAGAATGGAAAGTGGTGATGTAGTTACTTTTTATGGTGTAGTTTCAGGATCGTTTTTACCTGTATTAGTTTTAGGTATATTTGGAGAAAATGAGAATACAGAAACAGACGGCACTTCGGCTACTAATATATTAGCACTGTATTAATGTTTATTGGAAGCATTAATACTATTCCAAGTATTGTAAACCTACCAGGACAAAGCAAAAGCCCTATAGATTTTACAGATGAATTTGCTTTTAGATTTGGTGCGAATCCTAATGCAGAATTTTTTACAGTTGGAGCAACAAGTGAATTTGACTTATTGTCTACTGTAACTGTTTCTTTTTGGTTTACTGTAGATAACAGTCTTTGGAGTTCAACCGCTAATGAGACACGTGGGATGGTAGATAAACTTAATTCCGGCAAAAATGCTGGATGGGGTGTATATTTTCAAAACTTTTCTACTCAAGGTGTAAGAGTACCTTTTATTTGTGCAACTACAGGAAATTCAGGAGTAGGCCTTACTGATAGAAGATTACGATACGAAGTGCCAGCTGCTGATACAGCTTATCATTATGCTTTTACTTATAACTCTATAACAGGTGAATATAAAAGCTATATTAATGGACAAGCTATTTTTAATACCGGTAACAACGTTGGACAAATCAATCTTGCCAATAATTTTCCTGTTCCCGCTCCTATAAATAATACTACAGCTGATTTAGTTGTGGGAAAAGACACTACTACTTCTACTCAATCAGGAGAATTTAAAGGTAAAATGGATGAAATATCTATATGGAATACAGATTTAAGTTATCAGTCTATTAATAATATTTATAATTTTAGCGTTAACGGTGATTTAAATCAAAATGCTAATGTAAGTAATTTAATAGCTTGGTATAGATGCGGTGAAAATTCAACATGGAGTGGTAGTGAATGGCAAATGCCTAATTCAAGATTAGGAGCTACAAGTGCTACAGATGTTGCTTCTGCTGGTTTAATTGAAGCAGATAGAGTGCCGGGTATAATAATATAATATATAATTAAATAAAATGAAATCAAAAAAAATAACAAAAAAAGAACTAGAGGAAGTTTCTGAAATAACTAGAAGAGTAAGCAACATAACTCAAGAGATAGGGTCAATAGAAATAACTAAACTAGAATACGTAGAATTACTTAAAAATGCTAAATCTGAAGAAGTTATAGTTAAAAATGCACTAGAAAAAAAATATGGTAGTGTTAATATAAATATAAACACAGGTGAAATATCAGAATTAAATTAAATAAAATGAAAATTAAAGAAGAAGAATTAAAACTAATTAAAGAGCAGCAAAAAAATCTTAGTAAATTAGTTAATGAAATAGGTTTAGTAGAAACTCAAAAACATGGGTTACTTCACGAAATAGCTGTTGTAAATAAAGACATAAGAGATTACAAAGAAGTATTAGAGGCAGAGTATGGATCTATAAACATAGATCTTGAAACTGGAGAATATACAAATGTTGAAAAAGATGTCGAAGATAAGAAAGATTAGTATAGGCGCTGATTATAAAAATGAAGCTATGCATTACTCCACAGGTCAAGAAGTTTATGGAGGACACGTAATTAGTGATATTCTTTTTAAAAATGAAGATAATTCTTATAATATTTTTATAAAAAAAAATAACGAAATACTTCCTTGGAAAAAGTTTAACTCTAATATGGCAGTTTCTGTAGAGTACGATCTTAAATACTAATGAAAAGTTTATACCATTTTATCATTAAACCACTAGATAAAAGATATGAAAATATAAAAAAGGTTGATGATAAAGAATTAATTATTAATTCAAGTATAGAAAATCATATTTTTGTAAGCAAAAAAGCAGTTGTAGTTTCAACTCCAGCTGCTTATAAAACAAAAATTAAAACTGGTGATGAAGTTTACATTCATCATAATATACTGCGTAGATATTATAACCAAAAAGGTGTGGAAACAAATAGTGGAACTTATTTTAAAGAAGACTTATATTTTTGTTCTGCTGAGCAAATTTATATGTATAATTTAAAACCACATTTAAATTATTGTTTTATAAAACCATTAAAAAACCAAAGCTTCTTAGAGAGTAGAAAAGAACAACCTAATGTTGGTATAGTAAAATATACTAACAACTCCTTAGAAGCTATAGGAATAACACCTGGAACACTTATTACGTTCACGCCTAACTCAGAGTTTGAGTTTATAATAAATGGTGAACGACTTTATTGTATGAAATCTAATGATATAGCTTTAACTCATGAATACCAAGGAAACGAAAAAGAAAATAATCCAAGCTGGGCAAAAAGCAATTGAGGAATTAATTAAGGTAGCAAAAGAAAAGATTGTTGACTCAGACGATGACGTAAGCGCTGATAGATTAAAGAACGCTGCCGCTACTAAAAAGTTAGCCATAATGGATGCTTTTGAAATATTAACTAAAATACAAACAGAAGAAGAAATGTTGAATGAAAAACCTAAAGAAGTAAAAGAACAAAAAACTTTTAGAGGTTTTGCAGAAGGGAGAAGTAAGTGAGTTATCAACAATCTCTTTGGAAAGAAATTAAGGAAGTTGTAAATCCTAAGATATTAGCTAAAAACAATAGATTTAAAAAATGGGAGTATGGTTATAACTCTGATTATGATTTTATAGTAATAAGTAAAACTGGAAAAATTGGACAAATCATTGAAATACAGAATCTCAGGATTGCTCTACCAACAGCAAGTGAACCGTTTAAACGAAGCGAAAAAAAAGCGGAGCAACGCTGGGAAAGACAAGAGTACCCAAAAGAATTAAGTAGAATTAAAAGTAGGTTTGACTGGGAGGAATATCCAGCTGATTTTAAAGAAAAGTGGTATGATTATATCGACGAAGAATTCAAAAGAAGAGAACAAGGTTACTGGTTTTATAATAACAATATTCCTACTTATATTACTGGTACACATTACATGTACCTCCAATGGTCAAAGATCGACGTTGGAGCCCCTGATTTTAGAGAAGCAAATAGATTATTCTATATATTTTGGGAAGCTTGCAAAGCAGATAACAGATGTTACGGGATGTGCTACCTTAAAAACCGACGATCTGGATTTTCATTTATGTCCTCGGCAGAACTTGTTAACCAAGCAACAATATCTAGTGATGCCAGATTCGGTATACTATCTAAATCTGGAGCAGATGCTAAAAAAATGTTTACAGATAAAGTCGTGCCAATATCCGTTAACTATCCGTTTTTCTTCAAACCGATCCAGGACGGTATGGATCGTCCTAAAACAGAACTTGCATACAGAGTTCCAGCTTCGAAGCTTACTAGAAGGAAGCTTGAGAGCAATGAGCAACTAAGAGAATTAGATGGACTTGATACAACTATTGACTGGAAAAACACAGGTGATAACTCTTATGATGGTGAAAAGCTTAAGCTATTAGCTCATGATGAAAGTGGTAAATGGGAGAGGCCTGATAACATATTAAACAACTGGAGAGTTACAAAAACTACATTAAGGCTAGGATCTAGAATCGTAGGTAAATGTATGATGGGCTCAACTTCAAATGCTTTAGATAAAGGTGGAAACAATTTCAAAAAGTTATACTATAATTCAGACGTTACAAAAAGAAATAGAAACGGACAAACTTCTTCTGGACTCTATTCTCTGTTCATCCCTATGGAGTGGAACTACGAAGGATTCATGGATTCTTACGGATCACCTGTTTTCATTAGAGAAGAAAATCCAGTCAAAGGAGTTGACGGTTTTGAAATTACAACAGGCGTTATTGAACACTGGGAAAATGAAGTTGAAGGCTTAAAAAGTGATCAAGATAGCTTAAATGAATATTACAGACAATTTCCTAGAACTGAAATGCATGCTTTTAGAGATGAGTCAAAGCAAAGCTTATTTAATTTAACTAAAATATACGAACAAATAGATTATAATTTAGAAATTAATAATATAAATAGTATTACTACTGGCAGTTTTCAATGGGTTAGAGGAGTTAAAGATACTAAAGTAGAGTTTTACCCTAACAAAAATGGAAGGTTTAAAATATCATGGGTGCCACCTATTAATTTACAAAATAGATTAATATTAAAAAATGGAACTAAATATCCAGGTAATGAGCACATCGGAGCTTTTGGTTGTGATAGTTATGACATTAGCGGAACTGTTGATGGTAAAGGGTCTAATGGATCATTACATGGTCTAACTAAGTTTTCTATGGAAGATGTACCACCTAACCACTTTTTTTTAGAGTATATAGCAAGACCACAAACAGCTGAAATATTTTTTGAAGATGTTCTCATGGCGTGTATATTTTATGGTATGCCAATACTAGCAGAAAACAACAAACCTAGGTTGTTATATTATTTTAAACGAAGAGGTTATAGAGGTTTTTCAATGAATCGTCCTGATAAAATTTGGAACAAACTTTCTACAACAGAAAAAGAAATAGGTGGAATACCTAATTCAAGTGAAGATATTAAACAAGCACATGCTGCGGCAATAGAGTCTTATATAGAAGAATATGTAGGTGCTTTACGAGAAGGATATGGAGATATGTATCATCAAAAAACATTAGAAGATTGGGGTGTTTTCAATATTAATAATAGAACGAAGCACGATGCTACAATAAGCTCTGGCTTGGCTATAATGGCTTGTAATAAAAATAGATACAGGCCAAATCCTGAAAAAAAATACCAACCTATAAAATTAGGTATTAAAAAATACAGTAATGATGGGGTAATTTCAAAAATAATAAAATAAATAAATGAATCAAATTACTTACGATAACAACAGTTCATTTCCAAGTCAGGTAGTACCTGATGCTGAGAAAGCTACTTTAGAATATGGTCTTGCTGTTGGTAGAGCTATAGAAGGTGAATGGTTTAGAAACTACAGAAGTGGAGCTAACTTAAGCGGTTACGCTACTAACTTTACTAATTACCATAATTTAAGATTATACGCTAGAGGTGAACAAAGTGTTCAAAAATACAAAGATGAATTAGCTATAAATGGAGACTTGTCTTATTTAAACTTAGACTGGAAACCAGTTCCTGTAATACCTAAATTTGTTGACATAGTTGTAAATGGTATGTCTCAAAGAAATTATGAAATAAAAGCTTTTGCTGTTGATCCTTTTTCTACTAAAAAAAGAACTAAATACGCTGAAGAACTTCTTAGAGATGTTCAAGAACGAGAGTTAATGCAGCAAATACAGCAAGCAACTGGAATGGATTTGAGATCACCACAGTATAAAAGACTTCAATTAGAGTCAGAAGAAGAAATTAAACTACATTTACAATTAGACTATAAGCAATCAGTAGAAATAGCTGAAGAAGAAGTTATAAACGACGTATTAAATAGAAATAAGTTTGAATTAGTTAAGCGTAGGTTTTGTGAAGATTTAACTATTTTAGGAATTGGCGCTGTTAAAACAAATTGGAATAGAGCTGAAGGCGTTGTAGTAGATTATGTAGATCCAGCCAGTTTAGTTTATTCATATACTGAAGATCCTAATTTTGAAGATATATACTATGTTGGTGAAGTAAAATCTATAAGTTTACCAGATTTAAAAATGCAATTTCCTAATATAACAGAAGAGGAAATGATTAGGATTCAAAAATATCCTGGAAATTCTGAATACTTAAGAAATTGGAGTGGCAGGAGTGATTCTCAAACTGTTCAAGTAATTTATTTTGAATATAAAACTTATTCAGACCAAGTTTTTAAAATTAAACAAACTGCCAATGGTTTAGATAAAGCTTTAGAAAAGCCTGATACTTTTGCGCCACCACCAAATGATGGTTTTGAAAGAGTTTCTAGAACTATAGAGACTCTATATAGCGGAGCTAAAATACTAGGACATCCTATGATGTTAAAATGGGGTTTAGCTGAACATATGACCAGGCCAAATGCAGATACCACTAGAGTCAAAATGAATTACAACATATGTGCTCCTAGAATATACAAAGGGCGTATAGATTCATTAGTTAATAGAATAACTGGCTTTGCTGATATGATTCAGTTAACACATCTTAAAATACAACAAGTATTATCTAGAGTAGTTCCAGACGGTGTTTTTTTAGATATGGATGGTTTAGCAGAGGTTGACTTAGGTAACGGAACTAATTATAATCCAGCTGAAGCTTTGAATATGTATTTTCAAACTGGATCTGTCGTTGGTAGAAGTTTAACTCAAGACGGTGATCCAAATAGAGGTAAAGTGCCAATACAAGAATTACAGACTGGATCTGGTGGCGCTAAAATACAATCACTAATACAGACTTATCAATATTATTTACAAATGATAAGAGACGTAACTGGACTAAATGAAGCTAGAGATGGCAGCACTCCAGATAAAAATGCATTAGTTGGTTTACAAAAATTAGCCGCAGCTAACTCTAACACAGCAACTAGACATTTACTTCAAGCCATGTTGTATCTAACATCAAGAACATGTGAAAATATAGCGTTAAGAATATCAGATTCATTAGAATTTCCTTTTACTAGAACAGCTTTAGAAAATAGTATATCAAGATATAATGTTTCCACATTAGACGAATTATCAGATTTAAATATTCATGATTTTGGTATATTTTTAAATTTAATGCCTGACGAAGAGGAAAAAGCAGTATTAGAGCAAAACATACAAATAGCCTTAAAAACTCAAGCTATAAACTTAGAAGATGCTATAGATCTTAGAGAAGTTAACAATATAAAGCTTGCTAATCAAATGCTTAAAGAAAGAAGAAAAAGAAAGCAAGCTGACGATCAAAGAAAACAACAAGCTAACATAGAAGCTCAAGCCCAAGCAAACGCTCAAGCCGCAGAAAAAGCAACATTAGCTGAAATGCAAAAACAACAAGCGCTAGCAGAGACAACCGTAAAAATAGAACAAGCTAAATCTCAATTTGAAATAAGTGAAATGCAGCAGCAAGGTCAAATAGATAAAGAAATTCTTCAAATGAAATATGGATTTGATATTCAATTAAAACAAATGGATATGAGTCAAATATCTCAAAAAGAAAAAGAAATAGAAGATAGAAAAGATAAAAGAACAAAAATCCAAGCAACTCAACAAAGTGAAATGATTTCACAAAGAAAAAACGACTTATTACCCATAGATTTTGAATCTAAAGAAGATTTAACAAATATGGATATGAATAGTTTACAAAACCCAGGTCAATTAATGCCTGAATAAATTTTTATTAATTATTATATTATATTATGTCAGAAACAATTCAAGATAAAGAGAAGGCACCTCTTAAAGTTAAAAAACCAAAAAAATTAAGTAAAAAAACACAAGAAACTATTAAAGTTGATTTAAGTAAAAAACAAGAAGACGCCATTCAAACACAAAAGACAGATGATATCAATGCTGTTGTCGAAGAAAAGAAAGACGAGACAAGTGGCAAAGAAGTGGTTGAAGAAGTACTGGCCACCAAAGAAGAAGTAGAAACACCTGTTATAGAAGAAATAAAAGAAGAGGTAGAAGAAACTACTAAAGAATTAAAAGAAGCTATAAGAGACGAAAAGGTCGTTGGAAAACAATTACCTGAAAACATCGAAAAACTAGTAACTTTCATGGAAGAAACTGGTGGTAACGTAGAAGACTATGTTAGATTAAACGCTGATTACTCTAAGTTAACAGACGATGCTTTACTTAATGAATACTACAAAAGAACTAAACCACATCTAAATTCAGAAGAAATTAACTTTATGTTAGAAGATAATTTTACATGGGATGAAGAAGTGGAAGAAGAGCGAGATATAAGAAAAAAGAAACTTGCTCTAAAAGAAGAAATTGCAAAAGCCAAAAACTTTTTGGAAGACACCAAGAGTAAATATTACGACGAGATCAAGTTGAGACCGGGCGTTACTCAAGAACAAAAAAAAGCTATGGATTTTTTCAATAGACACAACAAAGAACAACAAATAGCAGAACAGCATCATGAGTCGTTTAAAAGTAAAACTAATAATCTTTTCACTAACGAGTTCAAAGGTTTTGAATTCAATTTAGCAGAAAAAAAATTTAGATATAAAATTTCAAACGTAAATGATGTTGCAGAAAGACAGTCTAACTTAAATACATTCGTTAAGAAGTTCTTAAACAATGATGGTGAAGTTGTTGATACTGTAGGTTATCACAAAGCTATTTACGCTGCTGAAAATGTAGATACTATTGCTAATCATTTTTACGAGCAAGGCAAAGCCGATGCTGTTAAAGATGTAATGGCTAAATCTAAAAATATAAACACAGAAAGTAGGCCACAAGCCAATGGAGACATGTTTATTAATGGATTAAAAGTAACTGCTGTTAATGGCGTTGATGCTTCTAAGTTGAAATTTAAAAGTAAAAAACAATAACAACTAAAAAAATAAAACTATGAGTTTATCTGGTGGGGCAATCCCCCCAAGTTTAGTTCCTTCGCAAAAAAGAATGACATTAAGAGAAAATTATTTAACTTTTGATGGAGCTGGAGGAACATTCGCACAACAATATCTACCTGAGCTTTACGAAGCAGAAGTAGAAAGATACGGAAACCGAACAATTGGTGGTTTCTTGAGAATGGTAGGCGCTGAAATGCCTATGACATCTGATCAAGTAATTTGGTCTGAACAAAATAGATTACACATTGCTTACAACACTGCAGTTGGTGAAAACGATACTAACGGTAATGCTAATGCTAAAGTAACTATTGATCTAGACGGAACAAGTACTACTACTGCTGCTGTAAGAGTTGGTCAAACAGTTTTGATTTCTGATGCTGCTACTGGTTTAGTTACTGCAAAAGGTTTAGTACAAGATTTAGATGATGCTACTGTAGATGGAAATGATTACAAAAAGAATGTACTTGAAATTGCTATTTATGGCAGTGTAGGAGCTAATCCTCTACCAGCGGCATTACAAGGAGCTGTTAAACTTTTTGTATATGGTTCTGATTTTGGAAAAGGTACTGTAGGTATGGAAGGTTCTATTGAGCCATCTTTTACTCAATACCAAAACTCTCCAATAATCATAAAAGATAACTTTCAAATCAACGGATCTGACGCTGCTCAAATTGGTTGGGTTGAAGTTGCTACTGAAGACGGAACATCTGGTTATTTATGGTATTTAAAATCTGAGTCTGAAACAAGATTAAGATTTGAAGATTACTTAGAAATGGCAATGGTTGAAGGTAAGTTTATGAACCCTGCAAACATTAATGATTCTGGAGTTCCTTTTGATTTTGGTGGTTCTGCTGCTAATTCAACTCAAGATGTTAAAGGTACTGAAGGTTTATTTGCCGCTATAGAAGATAGAGGTAATATATACTCTGGATTTGCTGGTGCTGCTGCTCCTGGATCAGGTGCAATTGCAGACTTTGATGAGATCTTAAAAAATCTAGACAAGCAAGGAGCTATTGAAGAAAACATGTTATTCTTATCAAGATCTACGGCTCTTGATTTTGATGATATGATTGCTGCTCAAGCTGGTGGAGGTTTTGCTTCTACTCAAGCTGCTTCTTACGGTTTATTTGATAACGATGGAGATATGGCATTAAATTTCGGATTTTCAGGTTTTAGAAGAGGTTCTTATGACTTCTACAAAACTGATTGGAAATACTTAAATGATGCTTCTACTAGAGGATTATCTAATGAGATTGATGGTGTAATGGTTCCTGCTGGAACAACTACAGTGTACGATCAAATGTTAGGATCTAATATTAGACGTCCATTCTTACATGTAAGATATAGAGCTTCTGAAACTGAAGATCGAAGAATGAAGTCTTGGATCACAGGTTCTGTAGGCGGTGCTTACACTGACACTTTAGATGCTATGACTGTAAGTTTCTTATCTGAAAGATGTTTAGTAACACAAGCTGCTAACAATTTTGTATTGTTTAAAGGAGCTTAATTAGTATATAATGTGGGGAGAAATCCCCACTTTATTAATCTTTTAAATAATAAAAATTATGGCAACATTAAGATTTCCTTATGAAGCTGGTGGTTTTATGACTGTTAAAGTTGATCGAGTTTATGATGTAGTGGCTGTTTCAGGTGCCGCAAAAAAAATAGATCTTTTAACAGACTTACCAATGGCTTCCGGAGAAGAAATGAAAATTACATTAGAATACAAAACAGCTGAACCAACCGCTACTGATAGAACTCTTCTACAAGAAGCGATTGTTGAAGCTGCTCAAACTCCCGCTAGTTCTGAGATTTTTAGATTAACCGAAGATGATAAAACTGCAGGTTATGCTTTAGTGAAAACTACCAGCACAACTAGTGGTTTACTTGTAACATCTGCTTAAATATAGAATTATGAGTAATTATATACAAATACAAGTAGGTGTAGAAGATGTCTACGATCTACCTTTAAAATCTGGATCTGTAACACCTTTAGATATATCAACTGTTACCTGGGTAGCAGATGGTAGTGCAACTGATTTGACAATTTCTGGCGCTACTCAAGGAACAGGAGCTGCTGGTACAGTTACAATTGGTGGTGGTGCAACAGGACCTCTTACAGTAGCTTTATCTATAGGAGCTACTTCTGGTGATGGTGGAAACGATTATAAAGTCGGTGACACTGTTTCTGTTATAAGTACGAGTGGAGCTCAATTTACTGGCTCTATAACTTTTGTGGTTACAGAAGCAATGCTTATTGCTCCTCCAGCTGATTCAGTAGCATTAATAGATGCTGATCAAGTAGTAGCTGTTAAGTGTCCTAGTGATAGTGATTTAACTGTTGAGTTATTTACTAACGAATACAATGGATCTGCTGTGTCTAAGTACACTTGCTCTTTTGAGTTAGACAACATTACTATACAAGAAATAGCAGTAAATATATCAGAAGCATTTAGAAAAGCTGAACAAGCGGAAAACTCTCAACCATTTGTTGAGTTGGCTGACGCTGAATGTTTAGGCGTTACATTTGCTTAAAACTATGACCCCGTTAACCCGGGGTCTTTTTTAATTATTATATTATATTATATTATGGAAACAAAAGAA